TTGTTGATGGTACATCTAGATTTACTGATGATGCTAAGTTTGAGCATGACATTGAAGTCAATGGTGATGACGGTACAACTGCAGAGATCAGAACTTCTCAGACCTCTGGCACATTCAACCTTGTAACTGATACTACATTTGAAGGCAGACTAAACGTCGCTGGTAATGTAGAGGACATCAGAGTTGGCAACGATAGAACTGGAGATACATTCTTCAGACTAGGTAATGCATCTGATCACTCTAACATCTTCCTTGGTGATATTGCTGACGATGCTGCTAATATTTCCAAGATCCAACTTGGTGGTGCATATAATAACAACTCTTCTAACTCTTACACATTAGTTGGTACTAAGCAATTCAGTGTTGCTGGTGATGTTCTAATTGGTGCTAATAAGACTATTGGTGGTAACGAAGCTGATCCAACTCAGGTCGTTACACTAAGATCTGAAGCAGGTGTAGTTAACTTCTTCACTACTCAGACACAGACACTAAACTTTGCTACTAATGCATCTCTAATTAAGATTGGTGGTCAGGGTGGTAGCACAACGGTTAGAAATAACTTCACTGTTGATGCTAACGCACGTTTCAATGCTGACATCAAACTCTGTGGTGGTCTTGCTTCTTATTCCTTCGTTGGTGATAGAGCACAACTAGGTACAGATGACTTTGCTCATGCTAGTGGTGAACTTGGCAACAACACATTTAATAGCAACATTGACCTAGTTAATGTTCTAAGAATTACAGTTGCTGACTTCAACAACCCAAGCACTCAGAACATCGCTGATGGTTATAACAGAGTTGATACTGGTGGTTCTGCTACCTGGGGTGACGCAGTATTCCAGGAAACTAAGACTGGAGCAGGCGCTGAAGGTGCTGATCTACCAGCAATCACTGGTGATGAATTCTATCTACCACTCAAGTACAAGCCAACTCCATACTTCCAAGCAGGTGATTATGTACTAATCGACACTGTTATTACTGGATCTGGTGCAACTGAGCGTTATCCTGAAATCGTCAGAATTACTGAAGATGGTCTACAGGGTGCAGAATCTGCTCCTTACTACATTAAGGTTAAGCGTCATCCACTCGGTTCCTTTACCAAGTATAAGTTGAACCTAGTTGGTAAGCAATATCTGGATACACACCCAGATACAACCAACATCTGGAAGGCAAATATCTCCTTCGATGCCACATGGACTACACAACAGATTGATGCAACTGGTCCTCAGGATAACTTCTACCTCTCACAATTTGGTGGTCAACTTAATGTTGGTGATTATGTCATCGTTGATCGTGAAGATACCAATAATGACGGTGACTTCAATCAGGGTGAATTTGTCAGAGTTGGAACTGCACTAGATCAAATTGCTAAGAGACTAATTGTTACTAGCGGTTGTGATACTGCAACTGAAAAAGATGTATTTGTTGTTGATAGTGTTACTGGTGACATCATCATTGGTGACGAGACTGTTCAAGACAGTGTTCTCAACATCTATGGTTCATTTAACCTAGCGGGTGGATGTGGTGCAACACCAATTGTTAATAACATCTTCAATGTTGATCAAGATACATCTGATGATAGCAAACTAACTCTAACAAATAGAGACTTTACCACGTTTGAAGTTAATACCTGTAATGGTAACACAGAAATTGGTAATGAATGGGGTTGGGTCTGGGCACAGTCTGTATATGGTAGCACTGCTGTTGCACATGACACAAATGCTGATGTATTTGTATACACTCACGCACCTGAAGCAACTCAGGCAAATGGTCCTTCTACCACTACAACTATTAACCATAGTGATGGTCAAACTCAGGGTAATGGTAATGAGGCATTCACAGTTGCAAGCATCTCTGGTTTCCAGAAAGGTGACTTAGTTGCTATTATTGAGGGCACAACCAAGGCAGAGATCATTAGAATTACTGCAGATCCATACATCGATACTGCTGGCAATAATGGTCCACAACTACCATATAGCATCAATGCACAATATCCAAGCGGCGGTCGTGCTCAAGAGAGTACAACTGCACAGACATTCACTGCTGGCGCTATTGTAGTCAAGATCCTTAAGGATAGCAGAACAACTAAACTACTTGAGGCACTACCTGCAACTGGTAGAACTCAAGCACCTTCACCAAATACAAGTCCAGATAGAATTATCCTCAAACTTGTCAATGGTAACCTAGTTGCTCAGAAACTTGACTACGATCAGATTATCAGAATTGGATCTGAATTCTTCTTACCTGATAGTATTGACGGTAACGTTGATGCTTCCTTCGGTGTCAAGATGCCTAAGAGCATTAGAAGTTCTCTTGATAACAACCAACCAGAAGCAAATATCGCAAGATACTTTGGCGGTGGTAAGTTAACTATCCATGATGATCTCAACGTTGTCAGTGGCAACATGAGAATGTACGGTACAGATAGTAAGACACTTATCTTTGCTGTTGCTAATGATGATGGTCACCCAGGTGACGGTGCAATTCTTGATCCTATCACAGGTAGAGCAGGTCTATACCTCAAGGGTAGAGCAGATATTCATGGCAACCTAAGAGTTAAGTATGATAGTTGCCAAGAAAATGGCGTATGTACTGATGAGGTTGTATTTGAAGTTGACAAGAATGACGGTTCTGTTGACATGGGTGGATCCTTCTATCATAAGGGTCAAATCCTTGAGACACAATCTGCTACAACCAGCATCTTCCATATCGACAACATTGGTTCTGCTGGATCCACACTAGCAGCTGGTCCAAGAGACTTCCAGATGTATCAAGATGGTTCTATCGATGCCTTCGGTATTTCTAGATACTTCAATGCTAATGGTGGTCGTCGCTGGACATATCTTGAGCAATCTTCTACTGGAGTAGGTCAGGTTGTTGCTAATCCACTACAATCGAATGGCAACTACCTAATTAACACTTCCTCAAGTGGTAACATGATTGTCTATCTACCTTCTGCTAGTGATGGTGCTCAAACAGGCGATATGATTAGGTTTATAGATATTAGTGGTAACCTTAACTACAATGCTAACTTTATCCTTCGTGCTAAGAAGGATGGCACTAGTGCAACACCAATTCAAGGTGATAACACTGGTACAAAGGCGGCACAAGGTTCTTCTGCACCAAATGCTACAGCGTGGGATAGTGGTGAAATGATTGTACAGACTAGAAACGCTGCTTTCGGTCTGGTATTCGTAGGTGGTACTGATGCACAAGGTGATCCAAATGCAAATCAAATTCCAACCGATCTACAAGGTTGGTGGCTCGTAGAACTCTAATCCTCATGGCAGTAAACTATAGCACAGTCAAAAGCATGAAAAGTGCCAAAATTGGCACTATCATGCCGTGGGCAGGGGACGGAAACGAAGGTTTCGCCCTGTCCAATATTCCCAAAGGGTGGATTGTTTGTGATGGATTACTAAAAGATGCTAAAGACTATCCATTGTTGGCAGCACAAATTGGTGATAGTTATGGTGGTAGTGATGATTTCGCTGGTGACTTTCCAGAATATATTGGACAGTTTCGTGTTCCAAACATGACACTGAAGATGCCAATTGACTTGGAACCAAATAATCTACAGCAGATAAAATATCAGTATGGACAGACAGATGCTTATCAACAACTAGTTTCTAATCCTTTTGATGGAAGTGCATTAGTTGAGGGTTTTGGAAGTATCAGTCTAACAACACCAATTGATACTAGTATCTCTGCAAACTGTGATATTGATTTCACAGTAGATGCAACACTAGTCATGGTTGGTAAGATGACTAACATTAGTATTGCTCCACCTGATTTTTCTGCAACTGTTTACACAGTCAATAGAAAATTAGGTATCAATCATACACCATCACACTCACACCCAGGAACATATAGTAAAGCAACTGCTCAATTCTCTGGTCCTGAACCATTTTCGCCATCCAGAGTTCAGACTGGTGGTCCAGTATCTGGTGTCTGTGGTAGTCGTGGTTACTCAGAATGTCAATTTAGTGATCCTGCTGCAGCAAATTCTTGGCAGAATGGTATCAACCAGATTAGTTACTACGGTGATGAAACTCACGAGTATACATTACCTACAACAGATAGATTTTATGATTTTGCTGATGGATCTCAATACTGGGGTCAAGTTCCTGCACAATCGTGGCCACCTCCAGGACCACACCCTTCAGGATTACAAGCAGCGTCCAATCTGCAATATACATTCTTTGGTAGTGCATATACTGAACCGTTTGATACTAACCCTGTTAAAAATCATGCACAACCAGCATGGACGGGTGTATTCCCTAGACCTATGGAAGCTGGTAACAGAAGAAATCATTTCGGTCCAGCGAGTGGATATAATCCAGATACAGTATCACCATTCCAAGTATCTGGTGTAAATTTTGCAGCAACAACAACCAGTATCACATTACCTGCGGGTACTGATATAGGAACAAATCAAGATGCTATTGTTCCTTTGATGTGGGTATATGCAAATGCTAGTTCTGGTACTACAGCAACTGCTGGAGCATTAAAACCAACTGGTAGTTTTCTGTTGTATGATGATTTAAGTGAAAGTAGTCCTGGACATTATGCTAAAGAAGTAAATCAATGGGCATATGTCGGTATTGGTGAGGATGAGGGTTTTTGGAGTAGCATGAACCAAGACATTGAACAAAATATTAGCATGTCTGGTGGTGGTGGTAGTGGTATGGTTCTTAGAATGAGATTTGAACCATGGGGATCTATAGATGGAACAACTACGTCTACTGGTGGTATCAATTTTGGTTCGGGAATGAAATTATATGAAGATCCATCTTCGCCACAGGGAAATAATCCTAACACTGATGTTACCTCTAGTGGATATTATTCTAGAAACTTAGATCAATGGGCGTACATTGATGATGGATCAGGTGGACAATATTGGACTGGTGAAAATGACTTTTTTGAGGGTATAGTTCCTGTAACTGGTGGTAGTGGTCAAGATGCAAGTTTAAGAGTAAGAGTAGAAGCATGGCCACAACCTTTTTCAGCAGGTG